ATGTTAGTATAATCATAGGCTAAAGTCTTTTTAATTGTTCGTAGAGTGAAATGATAATTCCGTGTATGTGTGGCTTGTCAGTGGATAACTTCACGGCAGACTCAAGCCACTCCATCTGCTCCTCGCTGGGCTTCCAATGAGGCTGTGGATAGACGTGATTGTTTACCCACTCTCGCATATCGGCGGCGGTCTGTCCATCCATAAACTTCTTGGTATATCCAAGACTGATAAGTTCGTGAATATACTCCAGTGCATTCTCGTCTTCCTCGCTCCACTCTGCGGGCTTCTGCTCTTTCTGCTTTTCCAGATAGGCGAGGTGCTTGCCAACATTCTCGCAGAATCCGGGGAGTATAAGATTATCATCATGTGGGCCTAAACGACCAATGTTATCCCGTTGCCACATTAAGCCGCCAATAAGGTCTTTCCTTATCCTCTCGTCCTCACACTCTGCAAGTTCAGGAATTAAGCATTCCAAAGCGGCCTTATTTTCTATGCTTGCGTCAAAATAAAACCGACGCATCAACTCTATTGCTTTATCTCTTGTCATACTATTTAAGTTTTGAGTGTCCCAGATGCCATTGGCCGCAGACATCGCAAACATACGGCACGAGGTCTTTTCCGATGTTCGTGCGGCTCTTGGCAAGCAGGGCCTCGTCAAGTGTGGCGTAACCCTGCTTTGCCTTGCGCTCGCCGTTCTTATATGTCCAGTGCATACTGCGGTAGTGAACTTTCATATTTCTTCAATGGTATAACTCTCAATATCCGGCTCGTTAAGGCCGTAGAAGTCTATAACTTCCTGCCTGCTCCGGCAGACTGCAATCTGGTCGAAGGTACGAATACTCCCATCCGCCTGCCGCTCGTTTATGATAACTTTGTATCTCATTTGCTCAATCCAATACTGTGAAACTTCGACTGCGCCTCCGTACCTTGTGGGCACTACTATCTTTCTTCGCGCTGCGGTTACGCCCGTGCGGTACTCGATTGCTTTAATAATCGCCGAAAGTCGGGTAAACCCGAAATCCTGCGTTGCTTCGCCCTGCGTGATTGTACGCCCTGGCTTCTCGCGCAGATACTCGTAGATAACTTCCCACTGCGCCCTGAACTGCTTACCCGTTGAAGGGTTAATGCCGTAATTGTTCCTTTTCTTTGCTGACATAATGCTGAATTTTTGAAAGCCCCCTGCCTGCGTCAATCGGTTTGGAATTTTTATACCTGTTAAGTTAGACCGCATCGGCAGCGCAAGGGGCTGGGTTAAACTATGCTTCGTTCATAATATAGGCTGCGGCTTTCTCTGCCCGGCCCGTGGTTACTATTCGAAAAACTTGGAACAAAGATTATTTCCGTGAATCGCCCCGACAAAATCCGGGTTGCATCTTTTCAAGAAATCATCCAACATCGCATCATCAACCAAATACGGGCGCATATAGACCCAAACGGCGACGTTCCCGGTTTTCTTTCCCATAAATATTTCCGGCATTTCGTAATAGTAAACGAAATGGTTGTTGCGGGACGCATCCGGGCCAATGGCCTTTGCGCATTTGCGGGCGTTTTCGTGGGCCTGTTCGCGCAATTCGAACAGACGGGCGCGGTTGGTCGTTTCTTCGTTCTTTACCCATCCAACCGGGCAATCGTTGATTGTAACTTTGTATTTCATCTTCTTTTTCTTTAATTGTTTCGGCTATCGGGCCGTCCGTCTTTCTTATTCCACTGCAAATATAATATCTTTTATTTAATCTACAAAATTTTTTTGCAATTTTTTACAACTTTTTTCCTTTAGCAGGAATTTTGCCCTTGCAATCGCATCACAGTAACGGTAGGCACTACTCAGAGAAATACCGACTGCCGATGCTGCTGCGGCCAGTTCCCGTCCCTTCAAATCATCGCGGCCTCCTACATAGATTGCAAAGGCCAAACATTTGTCTCTTGCCATAAGTTATTTTCTCTTTTTTTCGCGTATTCCGCGCCTTAAACTCAAATCAATATAATTTATCATCTTTCCGCTATACTTGCGAAATAGACCGCTTTCTGCGCGAAAAGGCAGGCCGAAGCCTGCCCTTTTTCATTTGCGCTCCCATATCTTTTCGAACTCGGCTTCGGGAACAATGCTGAAATGCCCAGGCCGTTCAGCCACGATATAATCGCCTTCTTGCGCGTGCGCCCATACCGAGCCGCTGGCATTCAAGAAGTGGAAGGTCGCAGGGCCGTCTTCCGGAATTTCCATTTCCCCGCCGCCGACAAACAAGATAAGTTGCTGGACATTATGCCTGCTAACCCTTAAGGCCCGGCACTCCTCCAGCCTCTTGCAATACAGGAGACCAGCACCGGGATACGGCTTCGTGTACTCGTTGGGTGCGGCATACTGCGGCAGGCGTTCTTCGCTCTGCCGGACTATCAAGGTTACTTCTCCATCACTCTGGTTGTGGTCTTGCACCGGAATAGACATCTTGACGAGCCGCTTTCCTGCCCGGCCTTCGATAGCACGAAGGATTGCTGGATTGATGTTCTGAACGTCTACCGGATTAAAGGACAACTTAAAACGCAGAGTATATGTATCATCTTCGTTAACTTCCGGCTTCACGTCCTGCTGCGTCAGCGAGCCTATCATATTTGCCAGCCCGAAGTCGGAAGGTGTCAGCTTATCGTAGTCCATACTTCGCCCTGATTTTGCGCCATTCATCTTCGCCGATAACCACGTTCATCGGATACTCCGTCACTTCTCCTTTGTGGACTATCAGGGAGAAGGGCTTCCTCGGAACATTGCACGGCATTTCAATTACGCGCCGGGGATTGCGGAAAAACCATGCGTAGCCGAGGCTGGTATCAACTCCGGCAGGTTTCGCAGCGTCATGCCACTGGACGGGAGTAATACCACGGCACGGCTTGACATCGTACAGCTCAACAAGTCCGCAGATATGCCCCGGAACTTTATAATCATGAGATACGGCGCAGATAAGCAAGTCGCCCCTGTACGGCGTGTTAGTCTTCCAGATAAGGACGGAACATTGCGCCTGCGGCATCCCGTCAATCACACAGTCAACGGTAGTGAGCTTCTCTGCCAGTTCTTCGGGAAGGCCGATTGCATGAAACTTTTCATGAAACTCCGGCCTGTATTCGCTAACCTTGAAAGTTTCCATTCTTGTCGAAAAGTGGCATATCTCCGTCATCTTGATACTGCGGCCCGCCATATTGCGGCATCGGCGGCTGGTATTGAGGCGCATACTGCGGATAGCCGCCAGCCGCCCCCTGTTCCCGTTGTAGCTGCTGCCTCGGCACATATCCGTCCGGTGCAGGAGCCGGAGCATTTTCCCGCTCTTTGCGGCCCTGCAGGGTAAGTTCATCTACAACCACCTCCGTGATATATCGCGTCACGCCCTGCGCATCAGCATACTGCCTATTTGTGATGCGCCCCCTGACAAGAAGGGGAGTACCTTTCTTGACATATTGCTGGCATACCCCGGCGAGTCCCGTCCGCTTGACTACGATATTATGCCAAGTCGTTTCATCGGGAATCTCCCTGCCATCCTGCGTCTTGTATCCCTTTTCCGTTGTGGCGAGACTGAACTGGGCAACTTTGCCGCCACCTTCAAAGTCTTTAATACGGGGGTCTTCCCCCACATTACCCTGCAAAATAATAATATTCATAATTGGTATTAATTAAGAATTAACATATTTCCAAATGTAACCGCCAGCACTTTTGGTGGTATAGTATTTTCCATCCCTTTTATCGAATTTTTTGCGTTTTGATGCACAATTACTTATCGCACTTGCGCTAATATTTGTCTGCCTATGTGCCTCTGCTATTGAGGGATAAATTTTTATAAGGATTCCCTTCTTTGAATAACAAGCAACCATGCGTGAGTTATGCACTTGCTCATTTCTCCTACCATACAAATGATTTTTTCCTCCGCTTTTTGATAAGGTGAACCTCTCTCTTGAAATAGGATTATTACAATTTTCCTTTTGTGTGCACCATTTCAAGTTCTCGGCCCTATTATCAAGAGGGTTACAATTTATATGGTCAATAACAGGCTTATTATCAATATTAGGGATAAAAGCAAGCGCAACTAACCTATGCACAACGCCGTGTTTATGAACTTTCCCATTTTGACATAGAATAACATTGTAATAGCCTTTAATTATACTTTGGCGCAGGATTCTCTCTTTAACTGGCCTTAATCCATTTCCCTTACTTGGGACAAAACGAGGGATGCTCTTAACTCTGCCAAGATTACTTACTTCGTATTTCCCCTCATAGCCGGGAATAGGCTTCCAAATTTCATTTTGCATAATTGCCGATATTTACTGATGCCGATAATTAAAAAGCGCGGCAGGGCTATCGGCTTACCTTTTCGGATGGGTTGCAATTTCATCCTATCCGCGCTTACAAATATACAAAATTCTATCTATAATCTTGCTTAAGTTCTTGGATAATTAAATCATTATGCGGCTCAATCCGCATTCCGTGTCGTGTATTCCGATATTCCCATTTATTATGGCAGTTTAAACAAAGGATATTGACATTTCGCGGGTCAAAATGGCCTTGTGGAAATTCTTTCCGGGAAAGGATATGCGAGATATGAACTGCGGAATAATGGTACAAAGGTCTCATACATTCTTCGCAAACTTGCAATTTATGCTCCCAGCACCAGCGATAGAATTTCTCGTTTTCCTCCGGACTATGCCCCCTCCCGAATAGTTCTTGCTGGATGGACACGCGCAAGTTTATCTCCAAGCGGAAGCGCCTGTCGATAAGCGGCTCGTAGCCTCTGCTCCGTGCGTAGTCGTAGCACTCGCGCGTATCTATCCAAATCTGCTTCATACTACTCCTGGCCGAACAGTGAAAGTTGTGCTTGCTTGCCGTTGAAAAGGTACTCGTAGACTTCGGTCTTGATTGCCTCCGTCAGTTCAAGGAGTTCGTCTTCGAAGCCGTAACTTTCCGTACCTGTCGGAAGACGGGGAGTGTTGATGCAGGTTTTCAGTCCCAGCGGAGTCTTGAATACCGAAGTAATCACTACCCCGGCCTTGCTGCCGCTACCGCTCCAGGCTACTCCCCTGACATCGTACTGCTCCAGTGTACCTTCAAGGTATTTCTCTACTCCTTCCATCGCAGGGTAATGCTCGGACTGCAAGTGTTCAAGGACGGAAGTCACTCCCAGCACACGGCCTATGATACCGCGAAGTTTCGGAAAGAGAGCGAGAAGGTCGGGGTGCGGCGCTCTGGTATTCGATACCGCATAGTCGGTCACGCAGGCATCATCGCCCACTACCTCGGTCAACTGGTACTCGCATACCAATCCTCCGGCCTTGTCAATCTTGACTTTTGACAAGTTGAAATTTTCGTACTTTGGCTTTTCCATAATAGTTGTTATTTCTTGTTACCAGCATCCGGCTGGCTCGGTTGCATCACTCCTTCGGCAATCTCCAGCATTGTGACGATGTCGGAAAGCATTGCCAGTTCGCCGGGGCCGTTGTTCTTCCCTTTCTTCGCGTGAGCAAGCATCTTCTTCGCGTAGTCCACTACGAAGGCTGGAGGGAAAGACATCTTGATAAGGTTATTTTCCATAAATCTTGCGTATTTTGGCGTTATAAACAAAAGCCGTATAATTTATCATCGGGAAGTTATACTTGCGAATTAGCGGCCTTTTTTGCGTTTTCCCGATACTCTCGCTGCCGGAGTTCAGTCAATCCTTCCAGAAGTACCCTCGGCAAACAAAACTGGAGAGCTTTCGTCCTTCCTTCTTGGGAAGCGACTTCAAGGGCCTGGCCCGGAAAGCATCTGGAGAAAAGTTCTTCGAGGGACGGGAAGCGGAGTTCACCGGACATATCCCTCGCATCTACCCATTTCTTCGTGCAAAGCATCAAGTCAATCCGCTTCCGCTTGTCAAGGGCCTCCCCGACTGCCATTTCATCGTAGAACTCCCGGCCTTTGACCGCGATAATCTCCGCTTTGATAAGGGAGACTGATGCGTGGCAGTTGAATCCGCAAAGGAAGGTCGCATCGTAGCAATGGTCGACAAACCGGGATAGCGAATCCTCGTTCTCTGCGACATAAAGCCGACCTTTCCAAATCCATACGAGGGAAGTCATCGCCGGAAAAACATCCGTGCGCCAGTTCAGCGAAGGCTTAACTGGTTCTGCCGCCCTCGCATCAAAATAAAGGACTTCTCCAAGCGCGGTCATTTCTGGTCGAGAATTGCTTCGTTTCCGTCTAACTTCGTGCCGATGAACTTACAAGGGGACGGCCATTCTTCGAAGGCTTTGAGCATTGCTTTGAGTGATGCTCCGGTGTAGGTAAATCTGGGCCGCTCCAGCCTGAACGAAGCGAAGTCCCGAGGGTTAATCTTTCTCATACTATAAGGTTTGAATCTTCAATATAAACGTGGAAATTCTCGGCTGCATACCATTTCAGCCAGTCAATAAAATTCGACATATCCTCCGCATCCATTTCCAACGGCTTCCGGCATTCCCCGTCCCTCCAGCAGATAGGACATTCGCTGCGAAGGAAGGTATCCGTCTCCAGTTCGCTTTCAATCGTTCCTTGCTTGGCCCTTGCCGCATTGATTTCAGGTAAGATATATCCATAGTAGTAACCTCGCTGGGCAGCGGTAACTTCGCGTGAAAGCGCGATAATTCGGACTACCGCCCTCCGGCCGGTGAACCTTCGGCAAAAATCCCGAAGGACTTCCATCGGAAGGAGCAGGCCGCTACCGCTGATACGCCCGGAAAGGTTAAGAGTTTCGGCCATTTCTGCGCCTCTTTTCGAAAAACTCTTTCAGTTCCGGCTTCTCGGCAATAGCAATCTCCTCGATAGTATCGTTATACGCGAGGTTGCCCAGTTGCTCGATATACTTCCTTTCCGCAGCGCTGCGCTTGCTGGTCTTGGCTGTAACGGTAAGAAATTCATCGCGCATTTCCTCGGCGGTATGCTGGAGGAACTTGTCAACGGTATGAGCAAGCAACCTGCCCGTCTTTATCGCATTTATTGCGGCATTCCGCAACTGCTTCTGCTGCTCCAGCCTATTGCCGATGTTTTTCAGGAACCCGTCCGACATTATGATGTCGTACACGGTATGCTCCCGGAGACTTTCTATCTCCGAGAGCGATTTGAAGAATTGCTTTTCGTTCATAACTTATTGAGTTAATCTTGCGAGTTCCGCTTTCAAAGCCTGCACCCTATCCTCTACGAGTTCCGCTGCGCAGGAATTGATTTCGGCAATAATAGCCTGCTCCCACTGCTCGACTTCGGCGATAGATTTTATACGGAGGTCGCGCAAGAAAGGCTCCTTAAACATCCTCCATGAAGGCTTTTCGATTGATGCCCAAAGGCCGTTCTCCGCTGAAATATTGCAGATGATTTTAAGACCTTTCTCTGCGCCTACGGCAGTGATAGTTTCGAGGGCCTCATAAGCCCTTGCGATTGTTTTTTCCTGTTCGAGTGTCATTGTACTGGATTATTTAAGTAGTTTAACTGAAAAGAGCTTGCCGTAGACTTTTTGCTGGGAATGCGCATCTTTCATCGCGGCCTTCCAACTTATCGCCCGTATACACAACTCCCAGCACTTATCTTGCATATCTTGGTAGCTTGCAATGTAAAATTTTGTCTTCATTTCCTTGTTCTCTTAATCGTTTCCGGGTATCGGCCCGGCCCGTCTTTCTATCAATTCTACTGCAAATATAAGTGTTTTTATTTAATCTGCAAATAATTTTTGCAATTTTTTACTTATTACTAAAAAGCTCGCTCTCTTTGATATAGCCGGGCAGATTAGCAAGCACCCAGTTCCGGTCATTTACTACCGCCCAGCGCCCGAAGTGCATAATGAGCAAGGCATCGGCATTCCATAGTGTGACCTTGCATTCGGGATACTCCTTCTCGGCCTTCAACTTATACCTCGTCTTGCGGTGCTTCTTTTCCTCGTGGCCCTTAACGGAGCGCAGTCCAAGTTTCGTCTGCCAAGACATAGGATGAACGAGAACATACGGCAGGCCGACACCTTCCAGCAGTGCTTTCAAGTGTTCATAGTTCGCCAGCATCTGCTGGATTCGGTATATCTTGCCGGGGTTATCCTTGACATCATCTGGACGGACGGAGAGTTTTTCGAGGAATACCAGCGGACGGAAGTTTTCGGCATAATAAGAGAAGAACTCCCCAAGTTCGCGGATGTCCTTTGGCATCTTTACCGTCTTTGTTATCTTGCCCGGCTGGAAGATTGCAATGCCACCCAATCTACCCGGGTCGATTCCTATAATTGTGTCAAATTCAAAGTTCATTTTCGAATAAATTAAGTTGTGAATTTATCTGCGGCTTACCAAGTATAAAATCGTGGATGAAGTTTCGCGCATAATCCGGTGACATCATTGACCGTTCCTCCGAACAGATACCAGCCTTTGCTCCGGCCTTACTGCCGAGGATGGTCTTGCGGAACTCCGGGTCTTGCAGTGTCTCACCTTGCCCCGGAGAGCAGTTGATGAACCAGTAAGCCGTCGGTTTCTTGAAGTAGTCTCCCCGGCGCGTCCGGTCCTTGTCTATGATGGTTGGCCGAAGAAAAACCTGGGTAAGCAAGAGGTAGTGCGGTTGCGTCGCCGGATTCTCGATGATGAGACGGAGTCCACGGACCTGAGCGATGCCGACCAACTTGTAGAGGAGGATGAGGAACTTTTCGCGATTCTGTATCCGCTCCACGACCCGTTCGAACTTCTGTTGCGTTGTGAGACCCCGTTGGTTCAAATGCTCGAAGGTGTACTCCATCATCTGCATCGCCTCAAAGTAGATGCAAGGGAAGAACGCAAACACAATATCTTCACAACTCATTGAGTCAAAGATAGTTATACCCCCCCCCCCACAAATGCTTTTTCGATTTCCGCAAACAAGTCTATCTGGTGGTCTGTCTGTCCAAAGTTGTTCTGGATGTCGAAATCTTCGGCAGGGATGCCCAACTTGATAAACTCATTCTTGAACATCCCAGACTGCTCAAATAAGCAATAAACTTTTCCTTTTATTTCCATTTCTCGAAAATATAGTCTCGTAATTGTATTTCTTCTCGTGTAATCTCGATGAGCGCCCGATGCAAGGCTTTCCTGCGTGCGAGACGGAAGGCATCGCCCTGAATTTCATCTGCCCCTGCGCCCTGCTCCTTCATCCGTTTAAGGTCGGCAACCATTCCACGACCTGCGTAGTACATCATTGCCTTTCCCAGCACTGCCTTCTGCTCTGCCTCCGTTACCTCTATCTGGTCGGCAAGTCCAGCATCGGCGAGTATTTCGTAGAAGCGCATTTCCGCAATCGGACTAACGGCTGGAAACCACCCACGATATTTATAGTGCAGCCAGTAGTGAATCAACTCTTGTCGCATCCATTCGGAGTTGCGCTGCCTATCTTTCTCCGGCACTGCGGAGGTTACTGGCTTCGGTGCTGCCTGTTCCGCTTTCTTCAATGCTGCGGCCCGGCGGCTCTTGTAGGCGTTGAGTATCTTGCATACATACTCCGCACTGAACTGCTGGTAGTGGTGCGCATCCGTGTTCCCTTTCCAGTCCTTCGGCAGGTAGCCTTCCAACTCCCCGGCGACGGCCATCTCAAAGGCCAGCCGGAAATCTTCAACTGACAGCGTGTCATAGTAACGCCGAAGCAACTGCGCCGTGCGGACGATGATATACTGCCTGTCATCGGCCCCTTTGATATTGTAGCCTATGTCACGGGCTATCCAATCAATTATCTTTGACAATTCAGCCGCCAGTTCTTCGAGGGAAAAGGTAACGAACTGCCGCTTGAGCGATGCCCCAAGGATAAGCCGCTCGCTACGTTCAAGAGCCTTTACCACCTGCGGGTTTCGGGCCAGCTCCTGCCTCGGAATCAGGCCCTGGAAAGGAATTAGTTCATTCATTGAAAAGCCCTCCGCTCATTTCGAGATAATGTACCGCGTCAGGGGAAAGAGCAACGCCTCCCTGCTGCGCTGGCTTCCGCCGTAACCGTCCCGTACTCGCGTCGGAGCGTATCCAGTTCCGGGCCGTCGCAATCCAGTCGCGCTTCTTATTGCCTCCGCTCAGGCTCCAGTCGGCAATTACCTGCCAGTAGTAATATAAATCAACTTCTTCGTAGTTAGGTTGCTTAAAATAGCTTGAAAAGATTTCCCATTGATAATACTTACTATCTGGAAATAAACATAAGTTTTCAGAAGTTCCTTTATTACTACTGGTATTATTATCTATATTATTATTTGAATATCTATTTGTATTATTATTTGGTATCGGTTCGCTATTTTTAGCAATTCCATTTGATAAATTTAACAAATGGAGTTGATACTTTTCGCAAATCGAATCTGTAAAAGCGTACCAGCAAGTCCTGTCGTACTGCGAAGCGTTATAGTTACCTTTGATTATCACGCCCTTATCTACAAGATTCTTGAGGATATGGCGTATCTGCGCTGCCGTCCAGAAGGGGAATAACCTGCTGAATGCCTCGACTGAATTATAGACCCAGTATCGGCCATCGTGAAAATGTTTGTCGTTTGCCTCGTTCTTCGCAATCCAGTAGGCGAAATTCTGTATCATTATCGCCTCGTTGACTCCGTATTCGCGGGCTATATCGGTATCGAAGAAATATGTCATCGCCGTAAACTAATAAACCTCTCTTTTCTGCTGACTGTGGCGGCGGTCAACATACTCGGAGAGGTCTTTTTATCCTACTCGCGGCCCGCCAGCCGCCCTGCGAATTTTCCTCTTTCTTTGGAAATCCGGGCAGTGCCAGTGTCTCAGGATAACACTGCCCGGAGAAATCCAGTTCGTTCAATGAAGACGATGCAAAGGTAAGAAGAATTTTCGAATTTCCAAATCACTTCTCCTTTGCGGGCAGGAGCAGGGAAAGGTCTTGCTTCTGCGCTATCGCCTTTCGGATATCATCTATCCTCGTGTCATTCGCTATCATCGTTACGACTGGGAAACGGCTGGCCGTGCCGGGCTTGTCGCTCTTGGCAAACTGTACGGACAGGTCGAACACCGTCCCGGTAACCGTCCCGCGAATCATCTGCACCCCGTCGAAAGAATTTCTGATATTGCGGATGCTGCTGGCCACTCCCTTCGTCTGGAATCGCCATACGCCTACAACACTATTGACTGCCGGAATAATAAAGCGCATCGTCAGGACGACATCCCAGCCCGTATCTCCCTCATACCTCGGCTTCTTGGGGTATTTCGCGGAAATCTGCTGCATAATGTCGGGGTAGTCCGTAGTTGAGAAAGGAGCGCGTCTGCGTCCGTCCCATACCCGAAAATCCCTGCCGTCTCCTTCCGCTACCAGCGCACCGCTTCCGTCCCTGAACTCATAATGCTCATTGCATACCAATTCGGGGTTGTCATCGGTAAAGATTATCTGGAGGGTCTGCGGCTTCGGGCCGAGAATCTGCGTGAACAGCCCTGCGTACTTTCCAGTTGGACGGAAATAGTCGAGGCTCATCGGGTAGCCCTTTTCGGATTTCTGGCCTATATGCAAGCGGCCTACTTCGGGAAAGTCGAGCATCGCTGCGCTCTCTCCGGGCCTTATGATTCTTCCACTCATATCCGTCAGTTATTTTTGCGAAAACTCGCGTTTTTCGGGCGTAAAACCTTCCTGCGGTATATTATCCCGCTCGGTATCTATATCGCCGTTTACGGCCCGTTTCTCGGCCCATTCCTTAACCAGTTCGGGCAGTTTATATAGTTTGACGTTTTCTTGCGGAGCGTCCAGGTCGATAGTGCCTCCGATAAGGACTACCGTGCGGTCTTCATCGTCAAGGAGCTTGAATAGTTCGAGGTAGATATCAACTTGTCGAAGGACAGGATTATGCGTCTGCTCCTCGAAGGTAAACGAAGGGACTTTTTTGACCGTCTTCGTCCAGTCTTTTGGAGCGATGTTGAAGATACGCTCAATAGGTATGTACGGAAAGTTCTCGTTCCACATACGGCGGTAGAGTTCCAGCTGGATAGCATACTCATCGTAGAAGCCCTTCTTTCCGGTTTTGAAGTCAACTATCGCATCTATCCGCTCCGCTACCTTTGCATCAATAGAGGCGAGTTTCTTGTCATCCGTTCCGTACTTCGCCCTCGCTGCGGCTTCCTCGCTCCGGCTAATCATGCGCAGATTACAGATAAGGTCAATCATTCCGGCATATCCCTTCTCGCTAAACAAGGAAACTTCAATGGCGTAGGGCCGCACATCGTACTCCCACATCCAGCGGGCAAATGCTTTGATGTCTGCCTTTGCCTCATCTTCGTGCGCATCAATGAAACCATAGGGAAGTTTCTCGCGGGCCACGAACTCCGACAACCGCTCCCGCACTTCGTCAAGATTATACCTGCGCAGGCTGGCGAGAACGGCCAGTTGCCCGTGTATAAATGTGCCGTAGCTGGCCCTTTCAAGCGTATACTCCTCGGCGGCTTCCTTACCCTTGGAAAGTTTCCACTCCGTAAGGAATCTGTTCTCCGGCATAACCTTGCGGAGTATCGTAGTGACGGACGGGAAGAAAACTGCTTCGCCCGTCTCCGGCGAGAAGGTATAATAATATCGACCTCCCCGTGAGTTGAGCTGCCATAAGCGGTAACGGGGTTCATGGAGGGCGTTCCTGTCAAAGAACAGGGCGGTCATCTGCTCTACCGTAAGTCCCGGCTTGACTACTTCCGGGGAATGCTCCTGCGGGCCGCGCATCAACTCGCGCAGGGCCTCGCTCGTGTTGTTTTGTGTCTTCATTTTACTGTGTGTTTATAAAGGGGTTATACATCTTCTTTGGCTACTCGGTAGATAAAGTAAATCATCAGGCCGAGAAAAAAAGTTGCGGTTATCCAGTGCCAGGGATTGAAGACCGCAGCGCCGATACCTGCGACTGCTGACACTATCCCGCATCCCTCGGCGGCTATTGTAAGGAGGGTTTTCTTTTTCATCGGATACCGAATAAGAAATTTGCATCGCAGTGGCACATCTCGCAGATAATCGGCACCCAGTCGGGGTCTATCCTCTGGAGCTTTCCCGTGCAGAGTTTCGACATATTGATTACCGCACAGGCTTCTGCTGTCTTGGGCCATAGGCGATATGCGATAGCCCGCTTTGTTACTTCGTGCCCGTGGTCTTTCGCTCGGGCGATTGCTTGCTCAATGTTAAACATATCTTGAATCTTTAAGGGTTAGATTTCTTCCCGTGAAATAAACTCGCTGCCGCACTCATCGCAGGCGTACAGGTAACCGTCAACCTTCCACTGCGGCTCACCCGGCTCCCCGTTGACGGAGCAAGGGTCATAATGGCCGATTTCCTCAACAAGGCGCAACGCCTCGCCGCAAGTCGGGCAGACAACGCACTCGCGCTGCTCATCCCACTGTAACTTTGTAAACGTAATCTTGTCTTTCATTGCTTTGGCCGGGTAACCTCCCGGCAGGGGTCTTAATTACTTTGCAAATATAAGTATTTTTATTTAATCTTCAAAATATATCCGCAATCATTGCCGTATCAAGCACCGGCTCGAACTGCTGTCCTCCTGCGGCCTGCATCATTGAAACAATCTGTGGAGCGAAATCGGGCTGCGTGACGATGTATGCCTGTGTCCTATTTCCGTCATAGATAGCGTACAGAATCTTCGGCTTAACGGCAAGGAGGTCGAAGTGCGCCCGTTGCTGCGCCCCTTCGCTGCGGAACTGGAAGGCAAGGACGGAAAGGCCCTCCAGGGGCCTCCCCATCGCCTGCTCGTATAACTGCCGCCTTGTGCGGCCTCTTGTCTTCTTTGCCATGTCAGCTTTTCTTCATATGTCCGTGATTGATAGCCTGCAACTGCCGCTTCGTAAGGTTGACATCATTGCGCACCCGTATCAGATTGGCAATGGCCTTGTTCTTCCGCAGTCGGGCTTTCTTTATGCGCCCGTGAAATCGTTCTTCGGCAGTGTATTGCTGATTCCGCGCCCGCAACCACTCCCCCAGCAGGCTTTCATCCGTGCCGGGCTTCGGGATGCGGCGGGCTACGCCGAGTTCGGTTAGGATTTCCTCGCAGAAGCTTATCTTCTCGAAGTGACTGTAACACCAGACGATATACTGCTCATCCACTTTAAGGATGTCGCCCACCGTAAGGTCTTCATACTGCCCGAAGCCGAGCCGTGATTTCTTCGTTAAGATGCGGTAAAGGGGTACTGCATTGGGAGGTAACTTTGACATAACTTATAAGGCTAAGATAATACCGATACCGAGGATAACACCGAGGATTGCCATAAGCAAGTCTGCTTCTTTACGTTCTTTCTTTTCCATAACTATGAAATTTTTTTAATTAACTCCTGCCCTTCCTTGTCGAAAAGCATAAAGTAAGATACGTTCTTATTTTCAGCGCGGAAGGTAAACTTGTTATCCTTCATAATATCGCCGCTCATTTCAAAATTACCCGCCCCGTAAACTTCGAAAGCGCAATCCATAAAGCCGTAAGCATAAGCGAGCCAGTGTCTGCGGCATTTGTCTTTCGTATCATAACAACTGTTGCAGATATGAACTGTCTTATCGGTGTAATGGTCGGTTTTGAAGATGTAATAACTTGTCATAACTATATCACTTTTGAGAAATTTTCAAGTCGGTCTATTTCTGCGCAGGCAGCAGGGATGCTCTCTGCATCGTAGAAGATTGTACCGGGGAAAGGCGGCAGGAAGGAAAAGTAGCCGTCTTTGTAGATTGCATCCATAACGTTGTGGACACCCCTCTCGCGCCAGCGGATTGCGATGCCCTTATACTCTGAGTCCTTCTCGCCTTTATAGCCGAGGTTAATAAGGCAGGACTCCGCTTCGAAGAAGTTGGAGAGGTAGCGAGTTACCTCGCTTTTCCGCTCCGTGTCGGGGTAGATGACGCGAAAGAATGTGCCTCCTTTAAGTTCAACGGTGTTGATAGTTGCCGTTAAACTGCCTTTCTTGTAGAACATTGTTTTCATAACTGAGTATTTTATGGGTTTAACTATGCTGCGTAGAAGGAAATTTTAACGCCCCTGCGGAGTTTGCAGACCTCGACATCATTCATCGTGTTGAATGCGCGGTCAAGGAGGCGATTGGCAAGGGCGACATCGCCGACTATCTTGAGCAGTCCGGTCACTCCTACGAGGGTGTGAATCTTATGGCCCTCAAACTGGCCGGAGACCTTAATTTTGAAGTTGCGATTGATTTCGCGGTTTTCTTTGCCATTATACTACCAATGCGATTGCAAGGCCAAACAATGCACCCAATACGGCCAACGGCCAACGTTCTTTAATATCGTTCCAAATCTGTTTCATATCAATTGTTATTTATTTTATCGCAAGTTCCTTGATTGAATCATTAACCCAACACACATATTCAAAATTGCGTTTCAACACACGCCATTTCATATTGTACACACCGGCGATTTTCTTAAACGCGTTGTCATTGGTCATTTTTTCGCGGTGTTTTTCCGCAAGATATACCGCCAATTCAAAATTTTGTGGTCTTTTCATCGTATCGCATTTTGTGGGCCGGTTGCCCGGCCCGAATATTATTCATAACGCTTGAAAAATTCTTTTTGTTCGTCCCAATAATCCGAATCGCGTTCCGGCATCTGTGGACCGCCGATTGGTTGTTTTTCATCGTGGAACCAATGCCGAACGTCAACCGGCAAATACTTTAATTCTTTGCCATTGATTGCGCGTTTCGCGTCCGCAACGGACCAATACGCGTGTTCCAAATCGCCATCAACCACGTAAACAATTTGTAACGGGGATTCCGTGGTTTGGATAAAATGCCCCTTGTAACCGATTTCCCCGGTAAATTTGCCAAATGAATAAGCCATAACAGAAAAGAAATTAAGCAACGTAAAACGAAATCTTCAAACCCCGGCGCAACTTGCAAACGCAAACATCGCCCATACAGGAAAAGGCACGGTCCAAAAGACGGTTGGTTAATTCGATGTCGTTAACCATCTTGATAAGGCCGGAAACGCCAACCAACGTGTTTACCTTTTGACCATCATACAGGCCGGAAACCTTGATTTTGTAATTGCCGTTGATTTGACGGGTTGTGTATTTTAACTTTTCCATTTCCTTGTTCATTTTTGCTGCGGTATCGGCCGCATCCGTTTATCAAATCTCACTGCAAATATAAGTGTTTTTATTTAATCTACAAAATTTTTTTGCAATTTTGCCGAAAAAAGTTGAAAAAGTTGCTTTGGCCCTTTGAAATGCGCCCCGAAACCCCTGCAAGGGCGATTTCTGCCCCCTTTATCCTATTTAGCCCACTATTTTCTGGCCCTTTACCCAAGAAAGAGTTATTTTTCGCAAAACTCCCGTATTTCGCAAGTATAAAGCGAAGCAATATAATTTATCAAATGGAGATTATAACGCGAAAATAGGGCCGTTTCTGGCGTTTGTACACAAAAATACGGCGAGTCTTCACGACTGGCCGTGCCGAAACAGAAAATGACCAAAATGCTTCAGATTACTGACGATGCAAAGATATAAAACTCCGGAGTATTTCGCAACACTCCGGAGCGGATAAAAGAAGATGAAAGAAGATAATGTATGAAAACTACCCCAGAACGAGGGTTTTATTTCTTCTTCGGCTCGGCTTTGGAAGGACGGTAACCTGCCGCGTATGCGGCCCGGCCCTGCGCTTCTGCCTGCGCCTTTGTCGGATATACTTTCCCGTGCTGGCCCCACTGGTAGCCGCCGGGGACTTTTCTTACTGGCATGATATCAAAAATTAAGGAGATTATACTGGATGCCGATGCCGATATAAGGCCCGGCATGAAAGCCTTGTTGGTATGACACCCCAAACCCGGCCTGTACCCCGACAGAGAACTTCGGCTGCGTCTTGACCTTCTCCGTCACCGGAACTATCATTGTAACTGGATAGATGGCTATGGTGTCAAGGCTGGGACGGAAGCCGCTTACGACTGCCCTATATGTCGAATCCTCATAAACCCGCTGCTCAATCGGCAGGGCGACAAGGAGCGTGTCGTGCACCCGGAGCGTATCCGTGACCGGGACATAGACGGAATCCGTCACGCGCTTCGTGATATATACTGGTTTTATCACCGTCAGCGTGTCCCGGATATACAGGGTGTCGGTCTGCGGAAGGGCAGGAGTAGGCGGCACCGGCTTGCAGAACCACCCAGTCACAACCCCTGCCCCGAAGCAGATAAGGAAGATAAGAACAGACCCGAAGAACTGCTTCACTGCTTGTCAAGGATATAGGAAAGTAATTTCTCGCCCAGTGCCCAAACGATAGGGCCGGAGAAAGCCGCTACGATGAACTGGATGAGCGCCCACCACCAACCGACAGGCCACACTACGATAATCGAAATGATGATGCTTCCGAGGTACACCGCCGCAAGGGCGGCAAGGAGGAAGCCAGCGATGATTTTCTTTGCAAGTTCCATAATAATAATACTAATAATAATGCCAAATCACGTTTTTCGGCTTGGAAGGGTCTGCGTCCAAGTGGATGAAGTTCTTTCCGATACCAATTCTGTTGATGCCCATACGAAGGGCCGCAGTGATAATCTTGCTGCGTGTCGCGCTGGAGTTGCAGACGATATCCACCGCCCAGCCCCTCGTATGTGCGCTGTTTCCGTCCCGGCCCTTCGCTTTATCCCACTCCACCGAGCGATATGCGCACGAGAGTTTGAGGGGAATCCCGGCGAGGGAACGGATAGCGTCAAGAGTTGCCATAAAGGTCGGCTGCATGTCTTGCAGCGAACAAGAGGGAGTACATTTCTTAAACTCCGCTTCTTTGAAGTATTTTGCTGTAACCATATCTTTCTATACAAAGTAAAAAAAGGGGTAGCGGCAAGTTCAGTCGGCCCGCTACCCCCCGTACCGCAGCCCTTATTACTCCCCGCCGTGGTCATCGGGAGCCAGTGGCTTGGAGGAGCCCCGATTTTCGGGCTGCGTTTCTTTTTCGGGATTCCCGTCAAGGTCATGGACTTCTATCGTGGTATCTCCGTGAGTGAGCTTCACTCCCAGGCCCTCGCGTATCGCTTCGCGCAGTTCGAACAGGGAAGCGAAAGCGAACATGAATCCCGCACCCTTGAAGATAGATGCGTCAATTACTCCCTTTGGCGGAATGGCAAAGGAAACGCCAAACATGGCTATCGTCATGCCGAGGCACACCCAGAGCGCAATCGTCGTCGAAACGCTCACGCGGCGCGTCATTGCGCGAAATTCGCGCACCGTCTGTCTTACCGTGCTCATACAACTGAAAGTGATATATTTCTGACCTGTAACCCTGCGGAGTACTTAATCACGAGGGCGCATATCTTGCCACCGAGGTCTTCCGTCACGCCGTTCCATGCCTCCAGCGCATTATCCGGCACGGGAAATTCAAGGGAAAACTCCACGAAGTCTGCATTGCTGACTGAACGGCTCGCCACCGAAATATCCTCGGAATTATAGAAGCCTGCCTTGTTGCGCAGGAAATAGAAACTGATGATGCTACTGCCTTTGATTTCTGCCCGATAGCGGAGCTTGCAGCCAGTAGGCACTCCGTAGTGTTTATAATAGGTCGCTCCCGTTGCTATGAGAACAGGTGCACTGCCACTCGTGTCCACACTGCAATTCCCTTCGTAGCCGTCAGGATTGCTCGGTACATTGGACGCATCCGGCAGGAATTCTTTCGCAGTGTTCCGCAGGCGGGGATTGTAGATAATATTGCCCGCAGTCAAACTCCTGCGCAGGCAAATGTCAACGGCTTCCTGCTTCGTAATTACTTCGATGCCCGCCGCACGGCAATACTGCAACACACTTTCGATATAGACTTTCTCCTCGAAAAGGTTATTGGAATCCCATACGCATCCGGCAATGATGCCCTGTGCGGTAAAGCGGCGCAGGTCTTCGATTGACTGGTAGAAGCCATTGGTGTCGTAGCTCCCGTTGAACTGCGCTTCATACATAAGCTGCGCATAGTTCTTCGAGCCGCCGAAGAACGCTTCCGTAAACGAGCCGTAGCCCCACCATTTGACCGTGCGGAGGGTCGGATAGACCAGCGAATTGCGCTTGGAGAATCGTCCGTTAATAATAAGGCTGCGAGCTATCTGCGTCAGCGAATTGCCGTCATTTCGGCTTGGATAGTCGCTATCATGTACCGTCCAAAAGCCGTAGTCATTCAGCACATCTACCCAGCTTCGTACCTTTGCCGCTCCCGTTCTGTCTTTGAGCCGCGATGAAGTGAAGGAGGCGAGGCAGTTTGCGAACTGCGTCATTGCACTGTCGAAGTAATACTTGCCAGCACTCTCGAAGTACAGGCGGGAGTTCTTCGCGCCGGGCAGCGACCATGTGCGGAAGTGCTGATTAAGCCCGAAAACCTTCTTGTAGTAGCGTTGCTCGATAAGGCAGATACGCTCCCAGATTTCGTGATTTGCGGAGGTCTTGCAGCCCGTGAAAATTCCCCCCGTGTACTGCGTCCCGTTCCATGAGCCGAGCGATGTTCCGGTAGTGCCGAGGAATTCATTCGACAAGGCATCCAGCAATGCGCCGTATTCTGCATCCCTGATAACGGAGTAGCAGTTGCGGATGAGCTGGCACTGCGCATCGGTCAGGTTGGCCCATGTCACCCCCGTTACGGGCCAGGTACTTTGCGAGCCGTCAAAGGAAACCGTATCTGTCAGCGTCTTGCCGAAGATATTCTTGCCGTCCCCCCTGTCAGAGCGAAGGTCGGAGTTGGACGGGAAAGGCACTTGGCTTCCGTCCGGACTGGAAGGGTTTTGGCCGTTGAACAAAGGGGAAAGCCAGATATACTGCTCGTGCATGATTGAGTGCTCCCCAATTTCATGGCGGCTGTTAACCATGTTGCGAATCTCGCGCTGGCGGGCAAGCGAGCGGTCATCGCGGTTAATGCGGTTGAAGGTCGCATGGAAGCCGTACTTGCTGAAAAGCGGAGCAACCCACGAGAAATCCGAAGGCCGGAAGTCATCGAAGCCAAAGGCAATGTAACGGCTCTCCGGCGTGACCTGCCCGCAGTACGGGTGGATGATTTCGGGAGTTTCGGGGCTGAATTCCTTTGACTCCGAATCAACTATATCCACCGAAGCGTCATCGTCGAAGTAGGTCTGCCCGTTTGACTGCGTGTTGTCAATTATCGGGGTATTTCGGACATAGCATCCTGCGATATAACGCTCGCAACAGACGCGCATGAGGTAAGCTCCGTCAGGGACTGTGACTATGTCGCTCTCCCGAGCAAAACACTCTACGCCGCCGATGTAATTCTTACTCCTGTCATACCATGCGATAGCGCGAGCCGAGCCGACTGCATATAGATTCGTGATAAGGCGCTGGCCGGGCTTGACGGAGAAATAATCCTCGCAGTATTGGTACGAGGCCGCATTGCCGAAGATATGGCCGTCCGTGTAATAGAATAGGCCCGGCTGGAGGTTGCGGTTGATGTCGTAATCGAACATCACATTATCAATGAGGATGCTCCAGACATCACTAAGGCTCCCAGTCAGGGCCGTGATTGAGGCAGGGGATGCCTGCGGCACGTTCTCGAAATATACGGGACTGAGGCCCGTTTCCGAACAAACGCGCATGAAGCGGGCATTGGCGGGGACTGTGATAGTCGTAACCGTTCCGAAGGTTGAGCCGGCCGACTGCGCATCGCCGATATACTCGCGGGCAGAGTTGTAGAATACCGCAATGCAAGCCGTTCCCGTGCCGATAGCAGTCGTCTTGATTACTTGACCGGGATAGACGGGTATGAAGTCCGCGCTGTACTGATATGAGCCGCTTTGCGAGAATATCTCTCCCGTCCCGTGCTTGAAAAGCCCTATGGCTATATCTGCCAGCGGATACTGGAACTCAAAGTAACGCGCTACTGCGTACATAGCGGCTGCGGATTCATCTGCCGGGACAGGGCAGACAACCCTGCGCCACCATCCATCGTAGTAGAAGAAACCTATATTCCCGTCCGGCAGTACAAGATTGTTGAAATTCCCGTATGTGCCGGGCTTGATTGCAAGATATGCCACCCGTTCATCAGGACTGCCGGGGTCTGTATTCGGGAAGGCGATGCCCGCAAACTGAAAGTCAACGCCCAGCGAATTGATGAGCGTGATAAGGCAGGCGAGCACATCAGGCCCCTCTATCTCGTTGTTGTTGTTGTTCCAGACTACCGCGTTCTGGAGCGTATTTTTGAGCAAACCGTAGTTCGACATAGTTACTGCTGATTAGCAAAATCATTACTGAAATCGTCACTGAAATCTCCGCGCTGCGCTCTTATGTAGCCCACGCCCAGCTTCTTCGCAACGGTGGCCGTACTGAACTCGGCATTGACTACCGCTACATCGCCCTGCGCTTCCCACTGCGGAGTGATAAGGAAGGTGTCGAGGCTGTATTTCTGCCCCCTGTACTCGACCTCTACAAAGTCCGACAAGCGGATAAGGCGCATGACATCGAGCAGATATTCCGAGGCAAGGAAGGAAAAATGATACTTCTTTTCGGAAATCAATTTCACTGGGAAGAAGTAGCCGTCGCGTTCTTTGCCGTCTTCTTCAAAAGTGTACTCCGGCTTTGCAAGGTCGCTCTGCAGGTACAGGATATTCTTGAAGGCCGGGGAAGTGTAGACTATCGTACCCGCATCCATAGTGAAATCCGCCGCATCCCACCATGTAATCTTCAAGTACGGCTCCATGTCATTGACTATCGTGTATATCTCCGAATAGTAATACACAGAGTTGATTTCAAGGCGTATGTAATAACGCCCGTTGGCCTGCCGTGCCATAATGGGAAAAGCCCCCGGAAAGACTATCACGTCATAATCCAGCGCTGCGAACTGTTTCGCGGTAAGCCCCGAACTCGTAAGGGCGGAGAGGATATTTGCTGTCTGCGTGTCCGTATTCGCATCGTACAGGTAAGCGGAAGCGATATCGGGAACAGCCATATGAGGCACTATTATCTGAAAGGGCGGCACGAATCCCGCCTGCGCGTACAGGGGATATACGCGGCCCTGTATCCACCACTTGCGGGCATTCTGCTGCGCGAGGGAGGTGTACCACGGGAGGACGGAGAGATTATTGTTCGGTATCATAGGCGAGTGTCGCTGTTACATTTCTGCTGCACAAATATACTGACATTTTTTCTATTGTCCCATTTCCGACCTGCGTCTGAATAAGTTCCAATGTATTGGGGTCTTGGTGCGCCGGAAACTCAACCTCTTGCAGTTTTAGTTTCTTCATGCCGAGGGCAACTTTCGCCGCTCCGTCAATGGTATAGTTTCTTGCGGGCATATCGTAGGCGTAGAAGGTTTGCAGGTAACAGAACGCCGCATATCCGTTCTGCAAGGGAGCACCGCCCGAAGGGGTGTAATATGCCACTTCGTAGTAACCCATCTGCGAGTTATAACTGACCGCAAGTAGAGCGAATCCGTCACGGGATGCGCCGCTGCCCGAAAGAAGCAGGAAATCGAAGTCTGACGTAAAACGAGATATGGCAATATTCTCCGTCTTTGATTTGTCGACATAGCCGGAAACAACTTCGATAGGATAGCCCTCGAAAAGTTGCGTCACTGCATCCATCCACGAGAAGGTGTAGCGGGCCGTCATCGCGGGCTTGTCATACTTGAATTTCCATTGCCCGTAGTCAAGCCGCTTGCCGTTCCGTGAGCAAGTCTGCCTCGTGAGGTATATGCCGACAGAAGGCTGGACGCTGTACGAGCCGCCGTTCATGAAATACTTAATATGTTCAATGTGGAAGTGATTGCTCGCATCTATGTACCAGTAGCACCGATAACAGTCACGGAGCATCGCAAGGACTTGGCCGAGGGTTATGTTTGCATTGAGCGCAGGGCTGGCAAATGTGCCCGCTACAAGATATGACTTCGGCGTCATCAGTAGGCCGTGATTCGCCGTGCCCGTTACGGGATTGGTGGCGGCAGTCAGGAAGAGCGAATCAGTCGCAGGGTCAAATGTGATTGATGCGTCAATCTGCGCCAGCAAGTTCTTTACGACTTGCACTACGGCATAGGTCAGATAAAGCCGGAAGGCCGTAGTGCACTCGGCCAGAAGTGCATCATCTGCGGCGGCAAACATAAACCATATCGAGGCCGCATCCCAGTGATTGCGGAAGACCGGCAGATAATTCCCAGACCCTGGAGGAAGATAGTATAGGTCATTCTGATACATGCCCCACTTTGTCGGCGTGCTGGAGTATTGCTGGCTCGTATAGATGCGGCTTGGGTAGTCGTATGGATAAACGTGGGAGTGCTTGCGGATGCCCCCTATCATATCATCTTCAGGCAGGTCGAAGGTATCGTTTCCGAAGATGCTTGCTGCATCGGTAACGATGCGGGCGAACATATCCCCGCCATCCGTGATTACCATGTGGGCCGTCCCCGTTGCGCCCGAGCCGGAAACAGGTTCAAGGTCGCCTTCCATGATGATTGCCGCGCTCTGCTTCTGGAACATCAGCGTTTCTCCTTGCCACAGACGGTAGTAGAAGGTATAGCCTCCTTCTCCGTCCGGCATCGAAAGAAGCTGAATTGTGTTCGAGCCTCGGTAGTAAGCGAAGACGGGAGGGTCGGCAGTGGGAATTGCCCCCGTATAATCCCCCGTAAGATTCGGCGAAATACTTCCCGTAATCCGCACCGTCCTGTGTGCATTGAGGGCCGCAAAATGATAGTAACCCGTCAGTTTGTTCATACCCCCTACTTCATCCCTTGCGCTGACAATGGCGCAATCTTCAGTCCACTGCATCCCTGGAAGGAGGCAGTAAACTACACTATCCCCGGCCCAGTAGAGTTGCACTACGGGCCGCTTATCAGCCCAGCAAGATACGACGCTTGGCGCAAGGTCGGGCAGATTGAATTCCTTATCCAGAGCATTGAGGATAGTTATGTACTGGTCTTTTACTTCGGGAGTGACCGTAACCTGCTTCGCATCCCCGTCAAAGGCGCAGTTGGTTTTCCAAAACTGGCCTATCCAGTAGGTCGCCCATGTCTGCCCCGCGTCCTGCGAGATATAGATTGTGATGATGAATTGAGTATCAAAAGCCGCTGCGGTTATCCTGTCGTAGTCATGGCCTACAAAAGTCAATTCTCCCGTCAGCTTTTGACGGAAGAATACCTGTTGCGATTCCTTCTCATACTCCTTCGCAAGACTGTCATCGTAGAGCGGATAGGCCGCTTCACTGGTGCCCGCTACGGATAGGGAAAACTTATAAATTGGGAACATATTCTTATCAGTTCTTATAGATTTTGCGGGTGAGGTTCTTATATCGCACAACTGAATTTCCCTGCCCGTCGGTGTATCGTCTTTCATCCCCTTGCTCACGGATAGCCCGCACATCCCCTTCAAGGCGACTGATGTCCGTACTTGCGCCGAGCGACAGGACGGCTCCCGCCATAGCATCTCCGGCCCTTGCAAAGCGCTCTGCAAAAGTTCCATCATTAAGGGAGTTTATGACTTCGGGAATCAGCGACCCATAGCGCCGGGAACTGCGCTTGTTTACGATTGCGAAGTATTCCCCGCCCTCGGCCCTGCGGCGAGTTCCGTCCCGCTTCCGTCCGAGGTCTATATCATGGCCGCTGGCATGGCTTCCCCCTTCAAGGAGTTCCACAGTACCCTCGCCATACTGCACCGACTTCGTCATCTCTGCGGCTTTTACTTTCGCGGCTGCAAAGCTCGTCCACATCGTTCCGATAGCGGCGATTGCGAGGATAGGGCCGATGCCTTCGATGCCGCTGAGTGCTTTCCAGATATTCGCGCTCGCGGTCACGAGGGAGCTTGCCTGCGTGAGCGTATCAATCGCCTCCTGCGCCTGTTGCGCCTTGCGTTGCTCCTCAATCGCTGCGGACTGCGTACTCTTGGCAAGAGCTAACTCCTTGCGGGCTTCTTCCTCGCGGCTGGCATAACCCTGCCTCCGCGCCTCAATCTCCGCTTCGAGGGCTTTCTGCGCCGCTTCAACCTGCGCATCTGCGGTATCGCGGGCTGCATCTGCCGCCTGCTTCCATGTATCAATCAATGAACCTATGCTATCCTTGATGGAATCGAGCGCAGTATTGAGCGCCTCCTGCTGCTTACTGGTAAGCGAAATACCAAGCAATTCGTAGATATTGTCGAATCCGAGGCGCTTCTTCTCGTTATCAATAGCCACAATAGCAGCCCTGATAGCCTTGACCTCCGCTTCGGTCATCTTGTCCGTTGCGAGTTCATTGATGCGCAAAACTTCCTCCAGCCGGGCCTTTTCCTGCTCCAAACGGAACTGGGTTTTTTGGCGCTCGTTCCTATCGAGCAGAGCAAACTCACTTGCCGCAAGGTCTTGCGTTGCTTTGAGGTCGCGCTGGGCCATCTTAACAAGGAAATCGGATTGTAATTGCAGGGCTTGGTTGTCATATTTTGCGCGAATGGCGTCCTCGCTCTGCCTTATCCTTTCATCCTTGACTTTGTTCTGCTCAATCTCTATCTCCATTGCTTTCTCGTTAGCCTGCAATCGAAGGGAAAGTTCTCGTTCCGTTCCTTTTTTGACATTGGAAAGTTGCAGCTGGATTGCCTGCTGCTCGGCCTGTAGTCTCTGGACATTGAGTTGGGAGACTTCTTTGTCAAACTGAATCTTCGCCTTTACCCGGTCGGCATCGAATTTGGCATTTATTATCCCCTCATCCTTGCGCTCGGTTTCAACCTTCTGTCTGTTGCGTTCAAGTTCAAGATTGCGCTCGGCTTCCACCTTACGATAACGGGCATCCAACATCGCGTCCGTTCCGGCAGTAGTGGCGGCAATCTCGAAATTGATAGAATCCACGATAGCCTGGAGTTCACGGATGCGTGCTTTATTGGCTTCCTCTATGCGCTTCTTTTCCTCCTCGGAAAGTTCCTGGAGAAGCCTCTTTCTTTCCTCATTTCTCAACGCCTCCTGCTGCGCCCGTTCAGCCTCGTTGTTTTTCCATAAATTTTGCGCATTTTCTGCTGCTTTGTTAAAGCCCTGCTGCATTGCCAGCATTTCATCGTATTCCTTGCGGCGTTTTTGAGCGGTGAATGGGCTTGCATCCTGTAGGCTCTTATATGCTCGTTTAACCCCCTCGGCAAATTCCTGCTGCCTCTTTTGGATGCGGTAGGTCAGATTTTCGTAAGATACACCGTCCTTGATGAGTTTATTAAATTCCTCGGTGTAAATATCGCCGAAACTCTGTGCAGCGGTCTGCTCGGGAAACAAGAGTTCTTGGACTTTCTGCGTAAGTTTTGTAAGCCAGTCGATAGTATCCTTTATTGTGCCGTTGGATTCACGGAAAGCAAGTTCGAGACCTTCCCAAGCGGATTTCATGAGCAATGTCGAACCCTGCATGGTATTCAATCGCTCTTTCTGGATACGTTCAAGTTCGCCGTCCACATCTTCGAGGGAAGCACGCAATTTTTCAGCCCTTTCCGCTCCTGCCATCAAAGCATTCAAGGGGCCTACTGTTCGCCTGTCGGTCAATTCGAGAACCTCTCCAAGATTTATGCCCTGTTGCCTCAATTCCTTCATTCCGGCAATTATGTCATCAAATGACTTGACGGGCTTATCGAGGGATTTAGCCAGGTCTCCATCTGTCTTGATAAGATGAATCAAGATGTTTCGTACTGCGGTAGCAGACATCGAAGCATCGAAGCCTGCATCGGCAAGTGTTCCCAGGAGTGCAGCCGCATCCTTGACACTTAATCCAAAGGCATTCGCCACAGGGAAGACCGTACCCATTGACTCGCGGATACGATAGAAGGACAAAGCGGAGTTATTTGTCGCAACGGCAAGAGTAGCAAGGGTGTCCTCCGTATCTGCACTCATCAAATTGAAAGAGCGCAGTGTTGCACCAGCGACGTAGGCCGCGTCTTCCAAATTCGCTCCCACTGCGGTCGCAAACTGCAAGACGGAGCGCTGCATTCCGATGATGGCTTCATCCTTGAAACCCAACTTGGCAAGGTTCGTCTGGAGTTGCACAACCTGACTTGCGGTGTATTCCGTAGTACGGCCCAGCAAGAGCGCGGATTCCGTCAAAGCCTCCATTTCTTTGCGGGACTTGCCGATGATGGTTGACAGGTTTGTTACCGCCTGCTCAAATTCAGCATTCGTGCGGATTACGGTCGCTATGCTTTTTGCCAAACCGATAACAGTCGCTGCAACCCCTCCAGCGATTGCGCCAAAGGCCAATAAAGCCTTTTGTCCTCCGGGAAGGGATGAAGAACTGATACCCGAAATCGTAGTCCGGAGTTTTGTGAACTGTTCAACTATCACACCCATCGGGCCTGGCAGACGGGTCAGGGCGTTCTCGTAATGTCCCACTTCGAGGGTATATTTTCCGGTAGCCTTCTGCAAATTCGACATCTGCTCGTAGATGGCTTTTGTCTCCTTTTCGAGTTGCCTGCCTGCCTCCGTTCCATGCCGCTCGGCCTCGGACATTTCATTGAGACGGATTTTGTTGAGTCGGTAAATTGCAGAAAGTTTGTTGAAGGAACCATCTTTTGCGTCAGCGGCCTGCTTGGCAAGTTTGTCGATTTTAATCTTTTCCTTTTCGGCATCGGTCAGTTTCTTCGTCTCTTTTGTTGCGGCCTTCTGCAAGTTGTCAATATTCTGGTATTCTTTCGCCAGTTTCTCGGATTCAGTGGTAAGGCTGGCAATGGCCTCCCTTTGAGCCTCCGTTGCCCCCGATATATCTTTGAGGGACTTCGAAAGTTCACCAGCGCTTCCGGAAATCTTCGTCTTCAATTCCTCGTACTTCGCAATCAAACTGGTTAATTGCGCGATGAGTTCGTTTATCGAATTGTCCGGAGTGATGAGGTCGGAGTATTTTATGGGGTTGGAATTCTGCATAATTGTAAGTTATTTCTGCGAAAACTCGCGTATTTTGCAACTCAAACTGAAATCCATATAATTTATCATCTATTCGGTTAACGTGCAGATTTGACACGTTTCTGCACTTTTTCGGCTTCTTTCGCCCGTCTCTGCGCAAAATCATAGGCGGAATAAAACTCAAAAACCGAGCAACTCTTGGGACTGATGTGCAGTTGCTCGGAAAGGACGAGGCAGATGTCTTCGAAGTTCCTGTCTGCCCGGACTTCCTCCCCGTCCGGCCCGTCATAGACCTTCGCCGGGTAGAGTGTCATCAGGGCAGTTGTCAGCGCATCTATATCCCCGTTCCCTTCGGGATTGATGCCGCTGGCGAGCAGTTCAAGTTGCGTCTGCGTCCTGCGTTTAAGTATGTCGAAGTATTCCTTTGTCTCCGGACTATCAAAGACCTTCGGGAAGTAGAGTGTCAGTTCCGCTTCGATTTTTTTTTTGACGGCCAGCAACTGACCGTCCAACTCGCCGACCGGAGCATCCGCAAGAAGGGCGAGTATCCGTTCAATCGCTTCATCGCTCGCCTCCGGAAATTCCTCCCCGTCCACCTTCCGCACAAGGGCAGCGAAGGCACGGTGGCGAGGGTTTATCTCTCCCTGCACCAGATAGACGCACTGGCGGAGGTTGGCAAGTTCCCTCTGCGCATCCTCCCCCTTTCCGGCCATGAGGTATCTGCGAGTCTTTTCGAGCCGCTGGTCGAGGGCCGCGATGTCACCGCCGATGCCTGCATCAATGAGCAGGGCCTTCTGGTACTTGTGGAAACGCACGATAGGCAGTTCATCGACTGCCCCGTAAAACTCCACCGTATGTCTTCCTATCCTTGCCGTTACCATAGCCGTACCGCGATAAGGGTTGAACAGGGAGGCGCGAGAAGCAGCGTCCAGTGGCCTGTTACCGCAAGACAGGCGAGGGCTACGATGACGCACACCCACCAGCTCGTACAAAAATGGCAGGATAGCAACTTATACAGGAAGTCGTTCTGCACGCGCACTTGCGCCTTCTCCAGCCAACCCCATTTCTGCGCGAGGGCCAGCGCAAAAGACGCAAGCAGGGCGATGACCGCCACCCAGCAAAGGAATTCAACTACGGACATACTTCAAGAAAACTCAACGTTCCTTCGATGCGGAAGCCCCCGAAGGGGTGCATCAGGAACTGATTATCTACTTCATCCAGCGAAAAGCCGCGATAGATATTCACGGCCTGCTCGAAGATTCGAGCCACTTCTATATGTCCGCTTCGCAGCGCAAAACCGCTCCGGCCCGTCAGGACTTTCAGCACATCGGCTTTCAGTTTCTCCGTGTTGCGGACATCATCCTTCCCGAAAACCCTCCGGCAGTCAAACCAGACAATAAGGCCGAAAGGCGCACGGAACTCTTTGAGGCCCACGCCGGGCAGAACGACTTCCGGGTCATCCACTACGAAGAACGAAAAATTGCCTATACCCGAGTCGGGGCTGACTTCGACATAATCCATAGGGCCGTGGCCGTTCCACCCTCCGGCATAGACATTCGGCGTTGTGATGCGCCGTCCGGCAGGCGTAACCTTAACGAGCCTCTGCGCCCGTCCGAAGGCCACATCCAGCCAAGACACGCCGTTGACAAGGCCCGTCTGCATTTCGCCGAAGATGCGGTCAAGCATGACCGCCCCCGCGATTACTGGTGCATTAGTAGCTGGCATATAAAAGTGATTCGATATTAAATATCAACTGCTCATAGGAGCCGCTTTCCCAGATGCTCTCCCAGCCCTCGTAATTCAGCCCGAAGGTATCAATACCGTACTTCGCCATGATGCTCTGCGCGTATGCCGTTTCGCCGACAATGCCGAGGGTGTCCGGCCCGAACTCCACGCCTATCTCATCATGGAAGCGTCCCGTGATGTACAAGTTAGGCGCATCGGGATTTCGCTCCACCGAGTACGGATAGGTCAAGTCTTGTTTCCATGCGGAATACCTGCCCGCACTTTCAACGGAGTAGAAATACCCTTCCGGCTTGAGGTCTTCGGAATAGAAGGGATGAATATCCTCCCCTCCACTATCCTTGCCCGCGAGCAGTTGCAGACGCTGCGCATCGAGAATATCCTGCTCCCGAGGCAGCAAGACTTCCCTGACGAGTGCCCCGCTTTGGAGGCCCGTCTGCACGCCGACTACGCGGGCAAGGAGGGTGTCGAGGATTGAGGACATGCTAAATAAGCGGCAAGCCGATGAGTTTCTGCGCGTCTTCCCAAGTGATATTCACGAAGCCCGCGGTAGGCCCGGTCTCGGCGATTGTGAGGGATTCGATGGTTTCGTCCCCGGTTACGGTAAGGAATTTGCCGTCTACGCAGACGAGATAAGCAGGGTCATCTACCAGCAAATGACCACTATTTTTCGTAAAGTCGGGAAGCACATCCATAAGACTTGATGCCTCGTCTACTGCGTTCTGCACTGCGGCAAGGCCTTGGTACTGGCCTACGGTGTAATATAAATCGGTTGTTTTAATTTCGCCATATGCAAGACGATAATAAGAAGCTGCGCTTCCGTCCGGATAAAATCCGAGAACGCGGTTAATATCTCCATCATCGACGATAGTATCTTTGATTAAGCAATCAAAGCCAATTCCATTAAGGATGGCTTTCTTGAGTTCGCCCAATGCGGCGGCATCTGCATGAAACGTCCTGCCCTCTTTGGGAGCGATTACCTTGTAATCCTGTTGTGCAATTTGTGGCATGGTTGTGTGAATTTTAAGTTACCCGCCGATATGGGTTATGTCGGTCGAGTTGTAGGCCCAACCGCTTTCCGTATGGTCATACGAAACGGTTTCGACTGTGGACGCATCGGTATATGTCAAGCACAGACCGCCGTTCTCGGCATCTTTGTACGAAACGACATACAGGTGTTTGGCGGTTCCGGTTTTCTTGGCAACCTTTGCGCCGACTTCCAATGCGTCAAGTTGTGCGTCGGTCAGCGCCGTGATGTTGTCAACCTCAATGGGCGCGGCAGCGGCCGTAAGGGCCAGAAGAATATCAGGCAGTTTGCCACCAATATCCACGGCAGAACCCTGTCCTGCGATGGTCGCGTTAATCAACGCTTCGATTTCAATTTTATCCATAGTTGTATGAATTTAGTTGTTAAAGTTCTACCTTTTTTATGTGATAGCCAGAATCTCTTCTTTCCAGGACTATCGCAAACCCGAAATCTCCCGTCCCGTCCGAACCTCCAAATATAATTATATATTCCCAATCGCCAATCCTTATAGTAGAAGTGCGTTTTACCGACGCATCGGTAAATTTCAACTCGTCACAAGACGGCAAATCATCAACCTCCGACTCCTCCAGAATACCTAAAGCCAAAGCAAGAGACGCCTTTGTATCGTAATTTTCGGCAGAAGGAATTTCGTCCCAAGAAGCCTCCGAATAAATTACCTTCGGTGCTAATGCCGCAGCAGCAGCGGCAGCGGCTTCTGCCGCATCCACGGCATCGCACAAGGCGTTGATGATAGTCGGCAGTACGGAAGCCGCATCCACATTCGTGCCTTGGCCTGCAAGTTTCTTGGCTACAAGAGCTTTTATTTCATCAGTTGTCATAATTTCTTTTTTATGCCCTATTTCGGGCGTTAAACTTCAAAATGATAAATTGTATTGCTTTTCGTTTAAGGTGCGAAATACGAGAGTTTTCCGTCAAATAACTACACAGTCCGATAACGCACCCCGTGATTGTTCTCGCAGAGGCATATCCTGTCAAGGCGTTTCGTGTCAATGGCGAGGGCACGGTACGCCTCGGCAAGCTGATGCGCGAGGCCACTGGCCCGCCCCTGCGGGTTTCCGTCAACCTCATACAGAATCTGGTCGCGTGTCGCGTTGACCTGATAACGGTTGACTTTCACATCGGGATTCATTGCCAGCGTCCTCAACGCGGAAACCGCCACCTGCTTTTGGATGACGGGAGCGAACAGGAGCCGCTGTTCGATGATGAAGTCGGACAGGTCGCAGCCAATAGTGATTTCGGCGTTAATTCCCCAGTTGCGGGTATTCGTATACGCAAGCCTTCCGATGTCGAACATCTCCGGCGATGCGCCCCAGCCCTGCGGAGCCTTGACCGCGAAGGGCGACAGCTCAAGATACTTCGTGATTTGCTTCCACCCTTCGATACTCCCGCCGAGGCAGGTCTGGCACGGCTCTGCGCTCCAGTCCTTCGATACATTGAGGGCCTGCATCCCCGCAGGGAGGTCATCTTGATTATAGCACAGGAACCATGCGCCCCCCGCATCCGTGTCGCTGCCGATGTATGGCAGGTAGAAATTCTCCAGCGTAAACCACTGGAAACACCCATCAGTGTTCGTGTAGTGGAGGGTCTGCGACTTTATCGGCTTCGTCTGCGAGGAGTGGAACAGGTAGATAGTCACATCTCCCGTCCCGCCCCTCATCTGCAAGCCGATGCGCTCAATCTTCGTAGTTACACCCATAGCGCGGACAGGCACTATCTCGATACCTACGAGCTTATGCGTGTTGTCAATGGTCGCTTTGAGCCGGGCCGCTCCGTCGAAGAAAGTCCTGCGCTCCACAAGGTCGCGTGTTTCGCGGGCCGATACCTTGCCCTGCATGAAAGTCTGCACTGCCGTATGGATTGCGTTGCGGGTGAGCCTCCGCAGGAAGTCGGAAAGGATATTATACGATTTCCAGTCTCCGTCGCTGGCCGAAGGCTCGCTGCCGGAGTTAGCCCGCAGGGCTTCCCAGTAAGCGTTGGAGTGCGCTACCTTTGCGCCCTTCGGATAGGCCGCGTCAGCGTTCCATGCCGGATACTGGAAGCCCCAGTCATCGGGCATGACCGCTTCCATATTCCGCAAGGTGACAAGGGGATGCGCCCCCTGGAAGGTAAGGCCGCTCTCACTGACGGTCAAGTCCGCGTCAATCTCCTGCGCGGGATTGTATGCCTGCTCCCAGCCGACTACGGGCATCAGGGCCGCTTCGATTTCGGAAAGTCGTATCATATCTTCTCTTTTTTAAGAAAAGGGGAGAGGGAAACTCGATGCCCCCTTCTCCCCTTGCGTGGAAATAACAACTATCCTAACTACTGTACTTCGGAAGTGTAGACGGGGTTTTCCTCGCCGTTCACGACCTCGACAGGGGTAGCGAAAGGATTGAGCGAGCCGTGGGCTTCGACTTCGAGTTTTACGATAGGGTTGGCTACCGTTTCAGGGTCGGAGTTGTAGGCCACGAGGAAGGCGATGTCAACGGAGAAGCCGAAGTATTCCTTGACGTTGCAGGTCATGTCCTCGGAGGCTGCTCCTGCGATGCCGGACTGGTCGCCGACTGCGGTGTAGTAGTGGCTTCCGACAGGAAGGTCGATATAAGGCAGACGCACCACATCCCACTCGTGGAAGTTGGCACGGGTGCGGTTGAGGGCTTCGCGGTCAACGCGGGTAAGAACACCGACATTGCCGTCAACAACTGCGTATGCGGAAGCGAAGATGCCGCTCTCGTTGGCGATGTTGTTGGTGTAGTGGAACACCTTGCCAGCGTACTCGTTGCGCTTGTTGACATCGTTGTAGATGTCGTGCTGGGCGAGTTTCTGGACGGTGGAATCAATTCCGGCGTTACCGATGATGTGGATAGTGCCGGGGTAGGCGTTGGCCCTCATCAGGGCGTTGACATCGCCGAGGAACTCCATACGGGCAGTCCAGGGAACCTGCACGGAGTTACCGGTGACGGTGTAGTACAGGGTATTCTTGAAGACCTGCGTCTTGTTGGCTTCGAGGGCTGCGATAGCCTGCACATCCATAGCGGTTGCGAGGGCGCGGCAGACTTTCTCTATCTTGCGAGCGAAGTCGTGCTCGTAAGAAATCTCGTTGTTGCGGTACAACTGCGGCACCATAGTAAAGCCAACGGAGAGAGTTACCCAGTTGATAGTGTAGAGGGCGGAGGTGTTCTCATCGTCCCCGATTACGCAACTGCGGACATTGCTCACCTCGACATCGCCGTCATAGTTGATGACGGGAATCTGGACGGTGTTGCCCATAGAGGCGAATGCGCGGTCACGCAGATTGGGATTGATGATTGAGTTGGCGGCATTTGTCTGCTCGATGAAGAAATCGAGTGCGCCGTACTCCAGCGGGCGAGCCATATTGCGGTCAAACTCCGGGTTTTCTACTCGCCAGTTCTGCAAACGTGTTGCAATAAGTGACATAACTTTGTGTGTTTTTGATTGTTAAACAAAACGCATCCGGCTGACCCTTTGCTCGATGCTGAAATATATAATTCTACTTGATAGGCAGGGACTTGATGTTGTTGTCCTTCCAAGCCTTCTGCATCGCTTCTTCGAACTCTTTCGAGCCAATGAGTTTCCCCTGTGCGAGAAGTGACTTCGTGATGGCATCGTATGCCTGCGACTGGGTAGTCACTCCGGCAAGGTCGACAGTGGTGTCCGAGCCGCCTCCCTGCCCGGGAGGAGTGAACTGGCTTCCTGCGCCAGTCTGCTTCCTGCCTTCGTCCAGAACTCCCATCTCCTTCAAGGTAGCGGTAAGGAGTTCAGCAGCGGTGTACGGGTTGAGCGCATTGTTGGGATTGCGCTTCACTGCGCCGTTCTCCATAAACACGAGGCTCTCCCCGCCTGCGCCGTTGTTGACGTATTCCGGGTTCATTCCCTTGACCTTTGCGATAGCCTGCGCCAGCAGGACTTCGGTAGCGGTCTTCGGGAGGTCGGCCTTGAACTTCAGTCCGGCAGAAGCCGTGTTCAGGTCTCCGGAGAGACGGAAGTCAAAGAGTTTCTTGTCGAAGTCGGTCTTGGCAGTGTCATACTGCGACTTGAGGTCGTTGTACTGCTTCGTTACGTTGCCGAGGTCGGCCTGCGCCTGCGCAAGTTGGCGCTTGGTTTCGGCATCTGCGCCACCCTTTGCGATGATGCCTTCGAGGCGAGTCTTCTCGGCAGTGAGGGTCTGCACCTGCGTCTGCAAGTCACCGACCTGCCCGGCCTGCCCTTTGATTTCGCCTATCACGCGCTTTGCGTAGTCATAGGTCTTCTCCGTGCCGTTCTTCGCAATTCCGGAAGCGGCAAGGATGTCTGCGTCAAGTCCTCCGTAGATTTCTCCGGTCTTCTGGCCGATTACGGTATCCTCGTCATTGCGCGACATTGTAACGATAGCATTTACCTGCTCATCGGTCAGTCCGGCGGTCGCTGCATTCGCCTTCAAGAGTTCACTTGTGAGTGCCATAAATTCTTTCCCTTTGAATTTTGTTTATAATGAGGTTATAGACGATAACCGGGGTTACTCCCCGGCGTTGGTGTTGTCGTTGATTTCCGGGTCTTTGACCTCCGGGGACTTCTCAGCCTCGTCATTGGCGGCTTTCTTGGCCTCTTTCTTCACCTTGGCAAGTTCGGCCTTGAGTTTTGCGATTTCGGCATCCTTGTCGGCGGCGGCTTTCGCCTCGGCTTCGCGCTGCTCCTTGGTCTCCGCATCCTTCTTCAAAAGGATTGCCTCGACAGATGCGGCTACTGCTGCATCGAACTTTGCTTTGTCTGCCTCGGCACGCCTCTTGGCTGCGGTCTCCTCCCAGCCAGTAGGGTTGTGGAGAATCTTAATCTCGTAGCCCTGCTTCTTCAAGGTCTTGTAGACGAGGGTTTCGAAGGTCTTGCGGCCAAACTTCTGCACGCGAGGTGTAGAAAGTCGCTTGCCTGTCTTTGGGTCAAACTGCACTACCTCAATCACGCAGTGATAGAGTTTTTCTTCCCCTGCCGGAACGCGGTAGTTTTCTGCGGTCAGTTCGCTGACCGGGACATCTTTTCCGTTCTTTGTAATCATAACTGTTGTGTATTAGGTGCTGCTGCCTCGGCCACATATCCGGCAAGCGCAGAAGCGATAATGTCAATTTTCCTCTCGTAAGGGAGCGCCGCCCCAAACTCCACGACATTCGTATTCTCCCTTTCGAAGCGCCTGATGAGCGAAGGGAAAGCCAGTTTGACGCGGAGCGATTCGGCATCGGCAAGACCTTCCTTGAATGCAGCAATGGCCTCGTCGTTGCTCAAGTGGCGCAGCGGTTCGAGGTCTGCGAGTATCTGCATCCTGCGAAGTTGCGAAGGGTCGTTCCTCCACTCGGTCTCGATAATCTGGTCTTGCAGGGCATCGAGTTCGGCTTCGCTTGCTCCGGCTTCTTTCGCGGCCTTGTACTTGGCCCGAAGGTCATCAGCGGTGTAAAGGTAGAACTCCGTGCCGTAGTCAATCGTGCAGGAAAGGAAGTACCTTCCATAACGCAGACGGCAGCAGGTCGAATCAACCCACTGCTGCGCGGCTTCAAAGCCCTTCTTTATCCTGCGCAGGACGGTAGTGACACTTTCGAAGTTCGCCCGCACCTGCTGCTCATTGTAGGCATCGCGGTCGGTGACAATCTCGTCTTGGCCGACTACTGCGGTAATCACTTCATTACGCAGCCTTTCTTCCTCGGTGACATTATAATCCAGGGCCTTGCGGTCAACCTGCAACATCTGCACAGGGTTGCGGAGGTCGGGGACATTCTCCGACTCGGATGGAATCGGGACTTCAACAAATGAACCAGCGCCGATAATTCGTTTTTCTCCGCACTTCGGGCAGCGCATCAGTGCGCCGGCAGGGTCGAACTTGTACCTTCCCTGCTTATCTTTCAGGTAGCCGCCATCGCAGTAGTCTCCGTTCTCGGCATTCGTGAAGTCGCAAGCCTGCTCGTATCCGGAAAGAATAGGATAAGCGCCCATCAGGTCGAGCTGCCTCTTGCTGATATGGAAGAACATAAACCAGTCGAGGCTTTCCAGTTCGCCGCTCAACGGACTTTCCTTGACATCAGGCTCGTCCAGCGAAAGGGGAGTATTCCAGAAGAAACGCGCCGGGCAGTAGCCGAGGTCGTGGGGTGTCTCCACCTCCGGCTCTCCCTCTATCTGCCCGGTATGTTTCTCGTCCCGCCATACACGATAAGACGCATCATCCAAAACAATGATGCGGTCGCGATGACGAAACACGATGTACTTCATTTCTCCCGTGTCGGGATTGGCCTCGTAGGTGATTACACTTTCGATAGGAAGCCAGTAGAAGTACGGCTCTGGCCTCGGCCCGGTCTGCTCCCTTTCAAGGTCAACTATAAGGACGGAGTTAATTTCGCTGCGGAAGAACTCCCAGCCCTTTGTCTGCCAAACCTGCGGCTCGCCCAGGCGCTCCCTGCGGTACACTTCCCAATCCTGCGCTTCTTCCGGAACGGAAAATTCGTAGTTGAAAAGTGGATTCTGGCCGGAGAATATACGGCTTAACTTGTCAAAGCAGATGTCCGTTATCTCGTTTGTCTTGACGGGATAACGAAAAAGGGCCTTGAAAAGTACGAACTTGTCGTGCGGCAATATATTCTCGGCCATCGCAAGGAACTGCGTCAGCGGAAGCGAAAGGTAGGGAGAATTGAAGGTAGTTACTCGCTTGACGGTGTGAAACTTGATGCGGTTCTGGTGCATCCTCGCACGCATCAAAGTCGCGGCCCTCTCATTCTTTGTTATCCTTTCCCTTATTTGCTCTGCGGTATAAGGCATTGTCTTTGAACTCAAACGGGGAATCTTTCGGGAGTTTCCAGCCGCAGCGCGGCATCCGAAGTAGACGCTCGGCGTGTTCGTATTCAAGCACCTGCGTTGCGCCCGTGTCGGATACCACGGCTACGGTTGTTTTCTTCGCTGGCATAACGACTACGAATTGGTGGCGTTCTGCAAGTCAGTGAGCGGGTTGAAGTCCGTAGGTGTCAAGATGACAAGACCCTTGGAGTAATTCTCCGCATAGTTCCACTGGATGAGGTTGTAATCCTTCGCCTCGTAGTTGCCGTGCAGTTTGCTGCCGACATAGAAACCACGGATAGGGATAGGCAAATAATCACCAGTGGTCGAACCTGCTATTGCCTCGATACGCCCATTTTCATCGAAGAGGAAGACGCCGAGGTTGCCTGCGTTGGCTTCGCAGGAAAGCTCCTTGAGTGCATCGGCTGCGCTCTGCGGGATTCCCCTCAACTGGCCCTGGAACTGGATAGGCTGCTCGCCGAGGACGGTAGGGATGCCGGACAGGTCATCATTGCCGCCACTGGAAAGACGGGGCTCGCCACCGCTGTCCGCAGGTGCGTAAATGTACGGGGTAACGACTATCTTGCTGCCGTTGGTAGCGGCGAGCTTCGTAGTCCAAGACGCTTTGAGCAGAATGCTCGATGCGGAGGCAAACTTGTTAGGCGTGCCGTCTGCCTGAGTGAGGCGGCAGAAAGCGGCTTTCTGAATCTGGCCGAAACTTTCCTCACATGCGACATTGGGAACATCGGGGATGGAGGCGGCGGCAGGGCATTGGCAAATAAGTGACATTTGTTGTGCTGATTAGTGTATGTTAAACTTAATTCTCGGCTGGCTGACCCTTTGCCACCGCGACAAATATAGTTATTTTTTTGAAAACTCGCGTATTTTGAACGTGAAATCCGAATCGGTATAATTTATCATCCGAGGTCTATAACGCGAAATAGGGCCGTTTTCTGCGTCAATGCACCCTTATCCCGCGCCGGGCGTGTCCATAAGGCAGCGCGTAACCATCGGCGATTTCCTTTTCGTAGATTCCGGTCAGTCCGTCCGCGTCGTCGTCGTGCTCGTTTGCGTCAAACTTCCGGAGAAAGTTCGTGAGGTGGTTGTAGAATTTCGGGTAACGTGTTTCCCATCCCAGCGGCATGATTATGTGCTGGTTCACAAAGGGAGCATTCGTCACTACCCGGGATTCCTTGTTTGTCCCCTGATAGAAAGGAACGGTCAAGGCCCGGACTTTCTTCTTTATCGTCTTCTCGAACTGGCTTCCTCCGTTGTTGGATTCGACCCAGACCTTCTGCGTGCCGTTTGTGTTGATGAGACGGGGAACGGTAACGGTCGTTACCTCCGTGCTTTCGTCAGTGAAGATGATGTCAGTAATCAAAGCGAATAAAAGCGGCTCAAAGCGCTTGTTGTGCTCATTCCAGATTTTATTTTCGCTCTTGTAGATGTCGTATGTGGCCGCAAAAAGATAGTCATCGCCCTCATCTGCGACATCGACATAGCACCCGCTCCGGACATACTGGCCCCAGTCGGCCTTTTCCACCCAGTATTTGAACGGCTGGTACAACTTACCCTCCGCGCTGCCGGGGTCTCCCTGAAACAGACACTGGAAACCGACTGCGTCAATCGCCTTGATGCCCTCCAGTTTGTCAAGACTATGCCGCTCCGGCCAGAGAGGCTCCCCAGGCTCCCGTGGGTCTATCTCGGTCGGCGCTCCCATCTTGATTGCCTCGAAATTCACCAAAGCCCACCCGCCAAACGGCACTTTGTCGATGTCCGACCAGGAGCGGATTACCACTACGTCCTCGGATTCGATGATTTTCCCGATTATGTCATCGGGATGCCACCTCGTGAATACAATCAACTGCTGCGAATCGTTGTGAAGTCGGGTACGGGCAACTTTCGTGTACCAGTCCCAGGCCCCCTGACGAATCTGCGGGGAATTTGCCTCCTGCGAATCCTTATACAAGTCATCGAAAATCATTACATCCGCAGTCTTCGATGTCAATGCACCGCCACGGCCCACCACTCGCAGACTGCCAGTGTGGTTCACGATTTCGAAGACATCACTGTTACGCAGGTAATTGTTCGCAACAGTTACGACATTCGAACCGTTCAAAACCGTCTCGGGAAATAACCCCCGGTATTTGTCAGAATCAATCAACCTCTGCACATCACGGTTAAAATCCTTCGCAATCGTGGCGGCATAAGAGCAGATTATCATCTTTGTGTCCGGAAAATTCCCCAGCATAAATGCCGGAAGGTGGCGGCTTGACCCCTGTGATTTTCCATGCTGAGGTGGCGCTTGTATAATCAGGTTCTTTATCTGCTTGTGAGCGAATTTGTCGAGAACTGCATAGTAATTCCGGTGAAACTGCGTAGTCTGGAAGTCCGGCTGCATATACTGCGCAAACCTCAATAAATTGCGCCTCGCAGCCTCCCGCAAGAAGATTTCGGGATTGTCAGCCAGCGCACGAGAAATGTCAAATTCTTCCATTCAAACAAAAGATAAACCCAAAATGAACGAAATCATTTCGGGTGTAAAGCGTTGTAAACGAACTATTTAGAGTTTATTGCCTCAACAACTTGTTCAAGCAGATTGTCGGGGACATTCGCCAGCGATACATCCTGCTTGCCCTCTGATTCTACCTTCGCATTCAAAGAACCCTCGACACGATTCTTCCAGTTCTCCGGGTCTCGGTTGCACAATGCAAAAATTACCGCAGTCACATTCGGAAGAATCTTCTTATTTGTCGTGGTCTTCCGCTTGATACGCAACTTGCTCGGATGCTCCGGGTCTTGCTCATACTCCGTCTTCGTTTCCTCGTACTCCTGACCCATTATCAGAGTCTGTAAAGACTTCTTCGAATCCTTTACCATACTGTTCGCCAGCCACTCCTCATACTCCGCAACCGCCGCCTTCTCCATAGCCGCAAACTCCGGCTTCGCAGCCTTCCACTTCTGGTATGTCTTCTCCCCTATATTCGCAAGTTTGCACGCAAAACGTATCGTGTTGCCCTCACTCAACGCCTTGCGTATCTTCTCTACCCTCTCCGGGGTGTATTTCGTTTCCTTCGGCATAATAAACTATCTTAATTTCGCCGCAAGTTACAAATTTTAACGCAATTTACACAACTTCCCTCCTCCATATACAACACCTCCAAAAAATTTCTGAAAAAAAATTTGCAGAAAAAATTTCCCATACGGCCATATTTTTTCTCAATTTTGCACCGCCAGATATTGAGGGGCTATCGGCCCCCTGCTGGCCCCCTCCCAATGTGGAACCCGCCTCTATTATCCAGGACACACCCACAGCAGAACCCCGGCACACTGGAATAATGGCAGCACACCAGGCCGGAACGCCACCTCCTCCTGAACAATAGCAGCAGGGCCGGACTGGATGCACCTCCCAGGAGACACGAAGACCCCGAAGCAAACAAAAGCCCGGAAACAGGGGACAAACGGCACAAAGGTATAGAAGTACCAGCCCGCCCCCATACGTGCAACCACGGCAAAATAACACGGCAATAATGGCAAAATATTAAGCGTTTCCGCTAATTGCTTAAACTTTCCCCCCAAGAAAACACCGACAAAAGCCGCTCCGCTCCCTGGAAACTGCAAAAGATAGATGTATTTATTTAATTCCTTTAACGTTTGGAATAGTTTGCTAAACTTTTCCCCCAAGAAAACACCACGCCCCGCCGCACCTACGACTACCACACCGGACACGGCTGCACACCCGGCAAAGTGTTAACTATTTCAGTTTAGAGTTTAAGCAAATAGGCAAAAGGGCTACACCTGCCTCTATTTGGCTTAGAAACGGCCCTTATTTGGACTTATAGCGATGCGGCGGTATATTGTACCATCTTATGGCTATAGTGTCAAATTAAGTACTTCAAACGGCTTGATATAGCAAAGAACGCACGCACGGCCCTTTTTATGTCCACCGCCCTTTGTTTCCTTTGTCCCTTAAAACAAAGCCAAAACATGCCTAATCAAAGCCACAACAACCACGAAAAACGCCAAAGACAAACAAGTCTAAAAATGAGCCGTTACAGTTGTAGGTGGGTGGTTTGTTTCGCCTGAGGGCTACCGCCCTCAGACTCCTGCAAGGGGTAATAAATAATAAAGCCCGGTATTTCACCGGGCCGTCTGTAGTAAATTCTTGATTGAGCGCTGCAAGAATTGAACGTGTAATTTTGCCAGCGCCAGGGAGCACCCCGGAGGAAATACACAACGCACCCACGCATCACGGCCCGATATAGTGATAATTCGCGCCCCGTTTACCGTTTTTTTGTCCTGGACGGTATAACCACAATTTACTAATAGAGAGAGTGAACGCATATAAATAAGAAATTAAAATTTACTTTGTTTCGGTGCATCACCTTTGAACGCATAGAGAACTATTAACAAGATGAACGAAAACGCCGCCAGTGCTATAATAAGCAAGTAACGAAATATTTGTTTTATCATACTAATATACTGCTATTATGCGCCAGTCGTACGGCGTAAGCTTACAAGATAAGCCCGCCCCCCTCAACGCCTGGACGGCCCGGCAGGCAAAATTAGAAGACCCACAACGCACGTATATTCGTCCGTCTTCCTCATACACTTTTGGGTTACTTTCTGCACCTGAACGCGGCACACTCTTAAGAATATTTTTTACTGTCTGTATCATAATCTTTTGATTTGTTATTCTTGGAAATTTTGCCGGGAATTAAGCCCCCCGGCAGGGCTGAACAAAATAAACCCTTATCGTCCACAGGCCGCTGCAACGGCTTTTGTAGGTTGCAAAGTATTTGCAATGTGAACAAATTTTGACAGCCAGCCAGGACGGGCCACGCCAGCGGCACGGCAATACGTTTTTATCTGGTTGACAATGTGCATAATAGCAGCACCACGGCGGGCTTTATCCCGGGCCGTTAACAGTTCCCTTTCAAGCCCTTTCAGGTCATTCTCCCAATACTTGAAAGATTCACGACTATTGCCGGGAACCGGGCAATATATTTTGAGATAGCCAGACAAGGCCGATTCTGCTAAATTGATATGCTTTGCAGTGCTAACACTGTAGCCCCTGGTAGTGAAATAGCAGATACCGCCCTCGATTCTTGCAATGGGGAAATGATAACCGTATGAATAGAGAGTCCGGGCAACATCATCACCCGTAAAGAAAATATTAGAATAATCTGAAACGTAACTTTTTTTGTTTCCTGCTGCAAATACTTTGCAAATTTCGTAATTAGTCATAACTATAATTGTTTTTTTTGTTCGAGGAACCCGCCCCGTCGGTCGAAACGTTCACCGTTTCCGATGCAAAGGTACAAACAATTTTGATATATCCAAACTTTTTTGCTAATTTTTTAATGTTTTTGTTTAATTTTCTCTAAAACCCCATTATAAAGGGTTGGAACAATGCCAGCCGCCCCCATGTTCTATGATATTTCTGGCGTTATAAATGCGACTTTGTTATTATATTCCAGGGTGACGGCTTCCTGTTTCATGCCCTTACAGATAAGTCCGGCCAGGGCTACGACCTTATCAAAGTTGTTTTTGAAATCATCATCCCGGCAAAATGAATAAATAACTGTTACGTCTTCCGTGACGAGGCCGGCCTCCGGAGACATCCAAGCCCCCCGGGCACTGGTAGCCGTTGCACCTCCGAACAGTTCACTAAATTCTGCCAGGACTAAATTTTCAAAATACTTTTGCAGGCTATTTTTGTCCAGTTCATTTGTGTTAACAGTTGAGGGTACATAAATAGCAACTTTTGAATACAGACTAAAAATATTTGTGCTCATAACTCTAATATTTATTTGTTTTCCGGGTAACGGCCCGGCCCGCTTGGATAACTTTCCAATTGCAAAGATAAGCGAAAAAATTTAATCTGTAATTTTTTTTCGCAAGTTTTTTCAAAAATTTATCAAGCCGCTGCACAATGAACACCCGGCCAGCCTGGAACCGTCGAGGCCAGAACACACACATACACACACGCACGCATACGCATACGCGAGGCCCTGGCTCCCAATCCCCGTCCACCCTCGCGCGTGCAGCCCTCGCGCGTGCGACCCAGCCAGCCCTCGCGCGCGTGCAAAGAAAAAGCCCGGACAATGCCGGGCCTCTCGCGCGCGTGCCAGTCGCGCGTGTGAACTCTCGCGCGCGTCAAGGAACGAAATACCAACGATAAGTGGTGTCAAACTTACTCTTGACCGTGTCTATCTGCCACTGCTCCGAGTTAAGCATCTGGTCAGGACTTAGCCTGTGGGCGGGATAGATTGCCATATCAAGACATAAGGCCAGGACGATAAGCGCAACCATAGCAATAGCCCCGACTACGCACCCCGCCACGAATGTTCCCTTTTCCTCGCTGCTCATATCATCAAGAATACTGCCGTGTAAGTCGCAAGAAACGCGACCATTTCCAGCCAGAAGTTCCAGTTCTTGATGCCCCAAATGAACGTGCAGGCCGTGCAGACTACAAGGTATGCGAATGGTATCCACCACAAAGTCGGGGCATTGATAAAGATGAATAGCAGCGACCAAAGACCGCCCAGCATCGCCAGGGCCGAATGGATTGCCGAAATGCCCTTGTCTTTGTCATAGTCCGGAGTAAGGGCGATAAGCGCGATGCTGGCCGTGCAAAGGAATCCCGTGAACTGCCAGACTTTCCCGGCGCTCACTTTGAGGATAACGGGTGTCAGTGTGAATGCCGCAAGGAAAGTAAAGAGACTCCACCAGTTGAAACGATAGGTGTCCCGGCAGAGCGGCCCGTAAGCAGAGTAGCAAGTGCGCAGCCCGAATCGGCAGACGCACCAAATGACAAAGCCGAAGAAGATAACGGCTGAAATTGTTGCAAGAATGTACCAGTTCATAACTATAGTTTTGAATGTGCCGATGCAAATGTAGTTATTTTTCGGAAAACTGCCGTATTTCGCAACTATAAGCACGAGCAATATAATTTATCATCCCGACCTTTATACGCGCAAAATAGACCCCTTAAAAACGAAAAAGCAGGGGACATCGCTGCCGCTTGCTTGATTATGCTTAACGTATACAAGACAAAACTTATCCGTTACAAACGGATAGTGTTTTTTCGATTTCGCCAGCCAGCCTCTCAATCTTCCTGCGTTTCTCGGCTTCCGTTTCTTCGCGTCCGAAGATTTCAGCCATCTGCTCGCACATTATCATAACATCGGCAATCTCGGTTACTACTGCATCTTTCCCGACACGGCCTCGCGCGTACTGGTTGATAGCCGCCAAAAGCTCGCCCACTTCTTCGTGCAGCAGTCCAATCTGATGGTCTGCTCCGAAAGTATCGACTGCTTGCTTGAAGATATTATCCGGCAAGGGGAGAACAACAAAGAGGTCTTCTTTATCTTCTACGTCGAGAATATGAACACCGTCGAGCGAGAAGGTTACTGGCCCTTTTTCTCCTTGAATATAGCCAACTATCGGATAGTCATCCGAGGGTGCATCCCAGCAGATAATTCTCACTGCCCGGCCATTACGTGTTTCTACTTCGGCTTCACCGCTTTCAATCTGCGGCCTGAACTTAATGTCAAATGGTACTTTCATGTCTTTTTGAATCTCTTTTGTTATCTCTATGAATCCAAATGCCACTCTGCGTTGACATTATATTTCACATCGAGAAGTTTAATTATATCCTTTACTATTTGGTCGTATAATTCCTCTGAAACAACCCGTCCAAGATGAATCGTTATTATATCCTCCTTTATTAGTTCGTGTGCATCATACCCACACCAAGTGCAGATGCCAGTTATAACATTTAACGCATAGTTCTCCTTTCCGCATATAGGGCAGCGAAGGAGTAGAAGTTCTTGTGTGTCGGGGTTGTATTCGACACCAGGCGCGAGTATTTTCATTTATTCCTCTTTTCTTGCGTTAATCCATTGTTGCCTTTGGCAGTTGCTCATACCATTGTCTTGCTACATTAGGATACTGATAGAACATCCTTGCTATAAACGCCATTGCACCTTTTATTGATACGATTTCCGGATGTTTATATCTTGCCTGGAAAGTCTTTATCTTCTCGGTAAACTCCTCCAACTCCACCTTCGGCTGCTCCTGCTGGAGATACTCGTATAATCTCTTTGCCGCCTCTTGTGGAGTGTGTCCATCCCATTCATCGGCGAACTCTTTTTCAGTAACTTTGAATAACTCCCAATCTTTCAACTCATAGTGATTGGAGACTTGTCCGGTAGGAAGACTCGCCATTACAATAAACCATCCGCCACCGAAGCATTCTTCTCCAGTATGATGCCTTTTGCTTTTATGAACACATTCTTTAGGAAGAAGATTAAAAAACGCCGCATTATAGAGCATCCGATAGTAGTAAAGTTCGTTGAAGGTATGGTAACCGTCGGAGACTTCGCCCATATCTTCTTGCTCCTGCTGGAGAGAGGTGATAAGCGAAATGATATTCTCATAAGCGACAATCTGGCAGGATTGTCCATAATCTCCCTGTGATTGAATTGAAAGTTCCAACTCGCGTTTTTGCCGCCTCAACTCGGCAATCAGTTTGTCTGCGTCAATGAGTTTCATATAATCTATTATGTCTTAAAGTTATCGGCCACCATTTTGCCTTCCAGAGAGAACGACAATCGAGATGGTTAATTTCGTCTCCATAGATGTTTTCCTTCCATTCGGCATATCTCTCTGGATGCTTACAATTCTTGAAAAAAAGTTCAATAATGAATGTTAGTATAATCATAGGCTAAAGTCTTTTTAATTGTTCGTAGAGTGAAATGATAATTCCGTGTATGTGTGGCTTGTCAGTGGATAACTTCACGGCAGACTCAAGCCACTCCATCTGCTCCTCGCTCGGCTTCCAATGAAACCGAGGGCGTAGAGATTTAAGCCAGTTAATGCAATTATCAGCAGCTTTGCCTTTAATACCCATTGGAACTCCAACCTTACTACTTTCAATCAATCCAATAATTCCACATCTATATTGCTCATCTTCCTCGCTCCACTCTGCGGGCTTTCTCCCGCAGTCCATTGAGCCGTCAATATATCCTTCTTTATACCCATTGTTGTATTCTTCGCAATCTTTTCCTGCGGGCTTCTGCTCAAACAATTCAAAGATGTCTATTTCCTCACGATACAAAGCTGTTTCTTTGATGAACACAGTCTGTTGGTCATATTCGTGATATTCCGTAGCGAGATAGCGTGTAAAAACAAAACCTTTTGAAATCAGCTCTTTTGCATCTTCAAGAGAATACCAGTGCAACAAGTCTTCTTTCCGAGAGCAAGACGAGAACCAGTCACGCTCATCCTGCTTGTACCTCTCATCATAATCCATTAGGAGTGTCTTTGTCTTGCACCCGTCAATAGCGCCAATTCCAGACTCAAAACACCATTTGCCCTTTCCGTTATACCAAAGGCCACAGGAGGCATCTTTATATTCTAAACGATATAACCACTTCGGAGGCATTTTGGGCTTCTGCTCTTTCTGCTTTTCGAGCCAAGCAAGACATTTCTTCCAATCCTCAATAGATTCTTCAAGGTCTGTGTCGTGTCCTTTTATG